GCGCGTTGGCGAGGCTGGGCATGGTGATCGTGCCATGCACGTGGGACGCGGTTGCGCTAACGCTGGTGGCGCCCGGCAGCGGTGTGAATGCCTGCATGTTAGTCCTCTATGCGGCGGCGGCGCTCGGCGCGCTCAATCAGTTCGCGGATGGAAACGCCCAGCTTGACGCCGGGTGTGCCGGGTGTGCCGTACTCGAAGCGGGGTGGCGGCTCCGGTGCGGGCTTGCGGCCCTCGCGCCAAGCCATGGCGAGGTAGCGGAAGGCGTCTGCCGTGTGGCTCGTCCAGTCGTGCTTCGGTTTGTCGCGGAATACGCGGGCCTTGTCGTCGAAGTCCGCGCGGTATTGGCGCAGCGCTTCAAGACCGTCGCGGCAGGCCTCGGCATCGAACCAGCAGCGCGGGATGGTCAGGCGCGCGGCGTTGATGCCGTCCATCACCTCATGCGACGGCACTAGGCGCGGCTTGCGGCCCAAGCTGCGGAGCGTCTCCACGCGCGTGCGGCCCGTGCCCAATTCCCGCACGCGAGCGTCGTGCGGCACGTAGTCCCAGCCGTAGCGGTAGGGCTTGGAGGCCAGCACCGCGGCGTAGTGCGGCAGCGCCTGCCCGTGCGCCTCGTAGTGGTCAATTACGCGGATTTCCCCGCCGGCGATCTGCCAGAACCAGATCGACGTGCTGTCGCCCATGCCCAAGTCCCAGGCCGTATGCACGTCCAGCGCCGGCTCGTAAGTCACCGCCGTGATGCGGCCCGCCATCTCGGCCTCGGCCATCTCGCGGCCGTAGTAGGCGCCCAGGATGGCCGCCTCAAAGCTGCACTCAAACTCCTGGGCATACTGCTCAGGCGTCATCTCGGCCCGGGCTGCAGCCAGCTCGCTTTCCGGCAACAGACCAGTATCGCTGGCCCGCAGCATCAGCGCGAACCAGTCCAATTCAACTTTGGCGCGCTCGTAAAGGTCAAAAAACGAGTTGCGGCCCTTTGGCGTGCCGATAAACACCGCCCAGCCTTGCCGATCAGCCAGCGCCGGGCGGATTACCTCGCCCCAAGCTGCCGGCGGCATATCGGCGTATTCGTCGAGGACGACGCCATCAAGGTAGAGGCCGCGCAGTCGGTCGTAGTTGTCCGCGCCGTAAAGGCGGATGCGCGAGCCGTTCGGCAAGTCTGCCCGCAGCTCGGCCTCATTGAACGAAACGCCCGGCACGCTGCCGGCGAATTGGCGCACGTACGCCCACGCGACGTCCTTTGCCTGCACGTAGAGCGGCGCGATATACGCATAGCGCGCGTTCGGCTTGCTCGTCTGCAGCGCGCCCAGCACCAGATCCGCGACACAGGCCACTGTCTTGCCGGCGCGACGATGCGCCACGATGCAGGACCAGCGATCCCGGCGCTCGTGGAACGGGACAAAGGCCGACCTCGCTGCGTATCTCAACGGTCCAGCGTGCGGTTGACGTTCGTTTCAACGATGACGCGGAAGGCGCCATCCTCTGCGTTCGACACTTGCGTGGGCAGCACCTTGCCCAGCAACGTCATAAACGCCTGCGGGTTCTCGCGCGCTTGGTGCGCCAGATAGTCCTCGCCGCCCACTTTCAAAAACGCCCCGAGGATCGCGGCCTTAATATCCGCCGTTATTTTATTTGGAGCACCGGGCGGACGGCCTGGACCCCGCTTTCGCAGGCCGGCCATTTAACACCTCCAAACGACTAACGCCCGCAGGCTTTCACCGGCGGGCGCAACTTCTTCAGGATGCCTAAGTGTGTGCAATTTCGACCCCGGAGTCAAGCGCAATTGTATGCCACCGTTAGACGCGCCAGCGCGGCGACGAGTTGCCCGGCGGACGTGCCTTTCCGCCAGCGGCGCATTGCGTCGTAGTCGGCGAGCGAGCCACCACGCAGCACCACCCAGTTGACGGCACCCTCGCTGGCGGCGAGGCCCATCGCCTGCACGCCGCGCCGGTGCCACTCGGCGGCGGACAGCGCCCGTTCCTGCGGCAGCAGCGCCACGCCCAGGCCGTCGGGGCGGATTTCCGAAACCCGATCGGCGGCCCACGGCATCGGCCCCAGGCCACGGCCCGCTTCGACGTGTTCCACGGCGCGCCGGTAGATGGCGGCGGCGGTGCGCATGCCAGGCGTGACGTCGGCGACGCGGTCCAACGGATCGGCGCGGCGGGCGCGTGGGTGGGTGCTGCGTGTGCCCAGCGCGACATGCTCCACCACCACCGGAATGGCGCGGCTGCCGGTGTCGTAGCCCAGCGCCTCGGCCTGCGTGCGTGCTTCCACAAATTTACCCTTCTTCACCATAGGTGCGGCTCCTGACCATCGGCCCGTCGTTCTTCGGGTAGTCGCGCCACGCCTCGCACAGCAAGCGATGCACGGCCTTCGCGGCGTGCTGGATGTTCACGGGGTGCGAGCGGCTGCGGTCGTCGGCGTAGCAGTCGCCGGGCGAGATGCAGGTGCCGTGCGGGCAGCAGATGGCGCGGGCTAGGTCTTCGTTGGTCATGTCACCCCTCCACAAAAATCCGCACATAACGCACGAACGGCGTTGACAGCCCTGCTTGGCGACGCTAAGAATGCGTCATCAAAGAGGGAGACACGACGATGACCCACTACGAAACGTTCCTGAAAGCCCGCTACAAAGCAGCCCGCGCCGCTGGCAAACACATCGTTGCTACGCTGGAAGCCGGCGCGGACGTGCGCTCCATCTTGACGGCAAACCAATACGTGCAGGGCTTGGATATGACTGCCGACGCGGCGGTTCATTTTTCCGGCGTCAGCCAAGAGCGCCGCTTCGCTGCCTTTCGCGCGCTGCGCCAAATGCGGCTGGGTGCCGCCGGGGTGTCCGCATGACCCCCGCCACCCTCGCCGCCACGCTCGCCGAGTTGCACTGGACAACCGGCGACCTGGCCGCGCTGCTGGGCTGCCACCGCGACCGCACGCGGAACTGGATACGCCCAACCGGCTACACGGTGCCGCCCGACGTAGCCGCGTGGCTGGAACGCCGGCTTGACGCACACAGGCAGGCGTTGCGGGATGATCCGGCGCCTGTGCAGAAATAATCGGGCATGACGCCGATTGTGCGTTGACAGTGGGGATGGGTGACGCTAAGAATGCGTCATCAGGAACGCAAACGGAGAGACGGACATGACCAACACTTTCACCATCGCAATCGGCGCCAACATGCTTCTGGCCACCGTAGCCGATGGCGGCAACATCGAGGCCGCAGCACGCGCCGACGGATACACGGGGGATTACGAGACGATCACGGGCCTGACGCTTTCCGACGAACTGCCCGAGGGCGCCGACGCGGTTTGGATGAGCGGCAACGAAGGCTGGCTGTTCCTGCCGAATGGCGAAACGATTCGCTACGCCTTCCGCACCTAACCCACTCCACTCCCAACTCACATTCCGCCCAGGCACCCCCTGCGGCGGGGTTTTTTGTGTGCCCGGCACGACGCACGCGCGCCCGCCGGAATGGTTATGCGGCATCATGATTATCCCCCATCACAAAACCGCGCATACCAAACATCTGCCCAATCCTGTCCGGGGATCGGCGCCATCTGCACCGTCACGGGGATTTGCCGAGCTGAGAGGCGATGCGCCAACCGATACGCCGCAGCGTGGCCCGCAAATGACGCATCGTTGTCCCCGAAGATCACCACTTCCTCGCAGCCCGGCGGCGGCAGCCATTTGGCCAACATCGTCGCGTTGATGGCGGACCACACGGGAACGTCGAAATACGCTGAGGCGGCCATAGCGGTTTCGATGCCCTCTGCGATGCCAAGCGGGCCAGATTGTGTCCATTCTGACAACTGAACGCAACAGCCATCCGGCAATTCGCCTGGCATCATCTTCCGTGGGGAGGCCATCTCCGCCTTAGCCCCTCCGTCAGCCCGTAGGAACGTCCTGTGAAGGCTTGTCGGCTTGTGCCCGTGCAACCCTACCAGCGCCAGCATTGCGGGCCGCACGCCCCCCTCTCCGTCGCGTAACGCAGGGGCAAAGCGCAGGGCCGGCGGATAGGCTCGCTCGCCCAACCCTCGCGCCCGGAGATACACGTCGACCAAATCGCCTGGCGCAACGGGCCGGCTGTCTGCCCACGCCGCGCGTAGGGCTTGCAC